GTTTTTGATAAAATCAAGGTTTTCTTTCAGTGTTGCTTTATATTTACTGCCTCTTACTGCACCAGCAAACTTATTGCTCCATACATCAAGAGCAATTTCAATTAGAAAACGTCGTTCCATTAGGTCGGGTACTTTATTCATCTCTTCCACTTCTGCCTCCATTATACTTTTCAAGTCTGTTAGCCCCTTCTCAAGACTTACAGATAGTTGGTTTTTAACTGCTTCTTTAGTATCAACATTATCCAGTTTGTATTGTGTATATTCAGCCTCAAGTTGTTGTTTCAAGAACGACTGATCCCCTTGTTGTAGTGTTGTCTTTACTTGTAGTTGATTTGCTAAACCATAAAGATTGTTGAAATCGCTCAACCATTTAGACGAACCAGTGTCTTGACCGGATTTGATTCTCGCTATTGTCTCGTCAGGTGTTTTTTTCAATTCTTTCATACCTAAACGCTCAAACCGTTTAGCGACTTCAAACACGCTATTTCCATCCAAACTATACACAGAAGTCATATATATTTAGGCGTATATTTTATTTTCATAATATATAATGAAACAATTTACAGAAAACACATTGAAGAAATCGCAATATGTTGACGCTATTAATTACTTTGTCACCAACTTTGATTTAGAGTCAGCATTCCCACATTGTAAAATCGTCAAATACGCTAATCTTGAAAAATATCAACATATTTACGATTTACTCCCAAATCGAATAGATTTTTGCTTTATATTGACCGAATCCAAATACAATCAAGGTCATTGGACTGCTTTAATTAGGAACGATAACAAATTCGAATATTTTGATAGTTATTCCGACAGCCCTAAATCAATACTTGACTTCATCCCAAATTATATGAACAAACAATTGGGCAACAACTGGTCCGAGGATTTAGGAAAAATTATCAAAAGTATAAAACCAACAGACAAGTTTATGTATAACAAAACCGCACTACAACAAGAAATGGAAGGCATCAACACGTGTGGACGTTGGTGTATCCTTCGTGTTGCTACTTTTCTAAAAGAAACTATGGACAACAAGCAATTTGTCTCTTATATCAAGAAGCAACAACGAAAGGTAAAACGACCGCTCGATGAAGTTATAACAATGTTGGTCTAATTTTTTATATAGGATAATATATATAATGTCACGATGGGAATACGTGTATCTGAATTGTCTTATAAATAATATAGATAGTAACAGCGACTTTAACCACGAACCGCACCTTGTGTTCAATGAAGACAGAACTTCTCCGCTAATTACCAATTGTGAAAACTACGATATGAGCATTGCCAACTTTAAAGTGGATTTGAAGACATTGCCAGTGTTTATTCCAACGATAAAATACTCCGAGGATGATACGAATGAAAGCATTCGTAACCGAACAATATACAGTATCACCCTCGAATATGGTGGTTACGCTTCTACTGCTCACGTTTACTTTGAACCCCAAGACAAAACCAACGGAACAACGCCTCCAAGGTTCAAGGGTGGATATGCTGATTATCGTTCAGGGTATTACAATCTGTACAACTATGAGTTTTTTTCGTGTTAGTCAACGAAGCGGTGAAACAAGCATTTATTGGTCTTCAAAAAACTCTACTGGAGTTTGGTCAATCAAAGGATATAGGGACAGATATGCCTTATTTCATTTTTGATAAAGATACTGGTTTAGTGTTTTTAAATGCTCCCGAATTGACATTTAACGATGACACCCCCGGCGATGTAGTCAATATTTACTTAAATAAACCGCTTTATAGACTCTTCAATTCGCTACCATTTACACACGAACTAACTACATTTGAGACTATGACCACAAAGGTGACCGCAAATGCTTATAAAATAAAAATGAGTGACTTCGGCAATGTCGCCGAGAACCAAGTCTTTCCTCCACAATCCGACGGAACTATAGCATCGGTAAAGGTCAACTATATATCGGTTCTTCAAGATTACTCTACTCTCGATACTTGGTCACCAGTAGAGTCTATTGTGGTGACCTCAAATACGATACCCGTTCAAAGTAGCAACACATCCGCAAACCATAGTTTTCAAAACGGGTCTGAAACCATAAGCGGTTCTAGCAACATCGTCGAACTTGAACTCTCAGATTTTAAGGCAGGGACACCTATCCCCGGGGTCATTTACGAACCATCTTACCCACGATGGATTAATATGCGAAACCAAAGCGAATTATCCAATATCAATATTGAAATGTATTACCGAAGTAAATTAGACGGCTCACTAATCCCAATCACTATATCGTCGGGTGGAACATTTAGTATAAAATTGGTATTTAGAAAGTTAATGTAGAAGAAGTTTAATCGCTAATTGCTATTTTTTTTATCTTTCTACAATATATAATGTCTAGCGAACTTTCTACCTTTCTAGTCCAAGATCCACGTATCAGCCGTATCACCAGCGATGTTCAAGTTGCGGTGAAAGATGGTCCTGCTTCGTGTGTGGTCCAAGGCTACCCTACTAACTCGAACAGCTCGTCCACTACCCTTTTCAATGTCAATGTCCCAAGCGAAAACACTCTTGTAGACCGCAACCTTCGTGTCCAAGGTACGATCCAATGTGTTATGGAATTAACTGTAGGCACAACTGAGATTAATGTCGATACTTTACAAATTGTACCATCTGCTTTTCCCTTAAATCAAGCACTTCAATCGGCATCTCTTACCCTTAACAATGCTAAAGTCTCGGTTCAATCGGCGGATATTCTCAACGTTATAACGAAACAATACCATCAACGATTTTTAAGCAAACACATCCAAACTACTCCATCTATGGTAGACAAATATTACGCCAAAGCGGTCGATGCTATGTCGGAGAACAAACCCTCGGCGTGGGGTGCTGGTGTTGAATCTGCCGAAAAAGACAGCGACACCGCTGGTCGTGCCGACTCTAGCATCAGTTACGTTGTCTACACAAGTGCTGGTGTTGCGGTTGCCTCAGGAGCTAACTTGACTGTCGCTACAACCTATTATGTAGAAATCTCTCTTGATGTGAATGAACCCATATTAGGAATGCCAACTCTTGAATTTAAAGAAGAAGAGTCGTCTTATTTAGGCATTAACAACCTCGAACTTGTGCTTCAATACAATGACTTTAAGAATGTATTTAATGTAAACAAAGAACTCGTATTGTCTTTCTCGAGTGGAGTTAAATTTGGAACTCAGGCGTCCACTCTTTTCTTGAAAGATGACGCCCGACTTATGACTCGGTATATTAGTCTTCATCCATCCCAATATGCAAAACTCAATGCTAAAAATATCCTTCCATATGACGAATTTGTAGCCTACAAAACAACCCTTTCTCTTCCGTCGGATGGTGTAGGTGTAAATGGGGCTATGACGAACGTCATTTCTATGCGTCAAGTGCCTGACAAGATTTACCTTGTGGTACGCCCTCAATATCGGTCACAAAAAGCATATTGGTCAAATAACCTCAGCTACCCAATCTCTCAAGTTAATATCACTTTCAACAACAAAGCGGGACTTCTATCTGAAATGGATGCTTATTCGCTTTACCAAATGTCTCGCCGTAATGGTTCTCAACAAACTTGGAATGAGTTCCGTGGCGTGGTTCGATCTGGGAACGGAGCGAAATACACTTCTTTAGGAAGTATTATCGTCATCGATCCAGTTCGTGATTTAGGATTGAGCGATATGCTTTCGAGTTCTAGTCTTGGACAATTTGGTTTCCAAGCGATTGTGACTACAGAACCAATGGAAGGTATTGCTAACTCGGCCTTAGCCAATATTGAACTTTGTGTTCTTGCGAACTATGGTGGTGTAATGATTACTGAAAGGGGATCGAGTGCGACGATGAGTGGATTACTCACCAAATCAGAAGTATTAGAAGCGAAAGAAAAGGAACTTCCAAAATCGATTATGAAGATGTCGAAGCTATGTCGGGCGGTAATCTTATGAAGAAAGGCGTGACCGCTCTCGGCGATGTGCTAAAACGCAACAAAGGAGCAATCAGCAAAGGAGTAGCCTCAGCGGTAGAGTCGGCTATTGGCGGAGCAAAAACGTCGTCGTATTCAACGTCTGGTGGTTCTCGTCTCTCCAAATATATGTAAGCATTTAGTCTCCAACACATTTTTTTTATCTCAATAGATATTATATGGAGTATACGAATGTTGTGTCTAGTCCACTTGTAGGAATTTCAGGTGGTAAATTAGACAAAGAAGTAGTGAGAAAAGTGGTTGAACATCTACCGCTAACCTCAGCCAACAAAAAACGATTGAAGAAACTTGAAGCATTACATGGTGCTGGTTTTTGGTCTGATTTTGGAACTGGGTTTAAACAAGGAATCAATGACGGATTAGATGTAGCAGGTAAAGTCGCCGACGTTGGTATGAAGGTAGCCCCTTTAATCGCAATGGCTGGTTCAGGTAAAAAATCGGAACTGGACAAAGCAAAAGAATCACTTAAGAAGTATGTCAATCGAGAACGAAAAACAATGCCATCTAAAAAACATTTAGCTCTTCTTGAGAAAGAAGGTATCATAAGTCAGAAGTCTGAAGGTGGTAACGTCTTTAAAGATATTGGTAAAGGTGTTTCGTCGGCCGTAAAAACCACACGCAAAGCTGTCAAAAATCCCACTGTAAAAGGTGCTATTATGACTGGTACATCGTTGGTTGCTCCAGAATTAGCTCCAGCCGTTGGATTAGCACTTTCCGCAGCTGGAAAAGCGAAGAAACAACCCAGTGCATGGATTCAGTTTGTTTTAGAATTTGCTAAACAAAACGGATTAAAATACGGAGACGCTCTAAAAAAAGCCGGTCCTGCTTATCGAAAAATGAAAGGCGGTTCATACCATATGGCTGTTTAATCGAATAATATATTTCCTAATGGAAATGTATTATTTTGAATTATCATTTCTTAATATAATTATTCAAAGCTGTGTCTACACTGGTTGACATATCTGCTGTGTCTTCTTTCAAATTTTTCATCATAGAACCGTATTTAGAAGTTAAGTAAATATTGCGTAACATCGAAGAGCTAATATTTTTACCGAATATTCTGTTTAATATTTTCGTAACTTCGCCCGACTTTTCAATTGGATCGCCATCTATATGAACTAAAAAATGGACGTTATACTTCTTATTTTTCAGTTTGTTTTTCTGCGGATGATGTTTTAGGTAATTATTGATTACACTCATCATGTCGTCTTCTATGTCAATTACAACCGAGTTATATTTGTGATCAGTCTTATAGTTGTTAAAAATGAATTGTTTATTCTTTACATCCAAATAGTTAAACTCTGTATCCGTCATATCATTCGATATTTTCATCAAACAATAGTCAATATTCCGCCGAGGTGGTTGTAGAACGTATAGAGACAAAATGAGATGATGAAGCATTTGCGTGTATTCTTTCTTGTTGGTTATTTTTTTACTGACTTTTAATGATTTCAATTTATCTTCAATTTCTGTTTGCGACATCCAGTTTTCTTTTTGTGTCTCTGTTTTTTCTGTTCTAACTTTTAGGTCATTGTTCATTTTACTAAGCAATTCATAATATTGTTGGTAAAGGGGTTCATTTGTATTCTTTAGAACAACACAAGCTGAAATGATAAAACTACGTTGAGTTGTTGGTTTGTAGTCGTCAATAATGCTTAATACGTGCTTCATATTCTTTAAAAAGTTCAAATGGGTAACCTCCTTTCCATCATTCATTTTAGTCAAGTTTCTAGCGTATAGTTTTTGGCTAGACTCAGAAATTGGTTTGTCTCGTTGTTCGAATATAGATTTCAAAAAGGAGTTCATATATATTATTGTTAGATTTTAATTTATTAGATTTTAAATTAATAGCTACAAATAAATAACTCCTAATATATATATGCCAACGCCAACAAATCAAGTATTATACGATAAGGTAAAAGAGGATGTTATGAATAGATACAAAAAGCCATCTGCTTACGCTTCGGGAGCAATAGTGAAAGAATACAAGAAACGTGGTGGTAAATATAAAGAAGATGGCGAAGAAAGAGACCTTGAACGCTGGTTTCTCGAAGAATGGAAGAACGTAGCGAAACCAAATCAATATCCAGTTTTAAGACCTACCAAGAAGATTAGTAAAGAGACCCCATTGACACTAGATGAAATACCTAAATCTGTTTTAAATAAACAAGTAAAACTTAAACAAAAAATAAAAAGGAGACAAAAAACCTTCCTGAGTTTAAAGGAGGAAGCCTAAAGACAAATGAACTGAAGAATTTTCTTGAAGCTAGTTATTTAGAACCAGCACCTAACAAAATAAACGATTATACTTTAGACACAAAGTTATCAAACCTTTATGGTAAGGTATACACTAACTCTAAAATGAAGAAGGTTATTGTTTCGTTTCGTGGTACAAAAGAAGCGTCAGACTGGACAAATAACGCAGTCTTTGCGTTGGATTCAAATGCTTATAAATTAACCAACCGATATAAGACCGCTAAGAAGATGGTTGAATCGGCAAGGAAGAAATACAAAGGATGGCAATTTGAAATTATTGGACACAGTCAAGGCGGATTGTTAGTGAATACATTATGTAGCAAAAAAGATAAGGATTGTATAAGTTTAAATCCCGCTTACAAAAATGCGTCATTGAAAGACAATGAATACATCATTAGAAGCAGTGGTGACGTTGTCTCTACTTTATCAGCCCCCAAGAAATTTTTAAACTCAATCTTGTACCCCAACTGGACTAAAAACCATCTAATCACGATACCAGCGAAAACCAACAACCCATTGACCGAACATAAAATCGATATTTTAGACAGATTAGATCCAAACAAGAAAATAGGAAGGGGTGGAAGCAAAGCCACTGAAACGTGTTCGTGTGAGAAAAAGAGAGAACTAAAAAAGTATAGATTGAATGTTTGCTTGTCAACTATTTGAGCAAGACGCCGACAAAGATGCTGGGGTTTAAAAAATTGTTAGTTTTTTAATTCAATAAATCTAAATATTACCGAAAAGAAATATGTAGATTATCATATTTTAAGAAAATTTATAAATTTTCATTGGAGGGAATACCTACATTTATTTTATTGAGATAATCTATATTTTTCATGGTGGTAATGTTTAGATTTCGGCATTGTTTCTGTAAAATTATATGTCGAATTATATATATATGGCTTCGTTTACGCAACTTTTAAAATCGAGACAAATAGTCAACACAACAAATATAGATATTAACGCTGAAACAATTGATCGTATTATCAGTGATATCAGTAATATAGATACATTGACGTCCACGCATACAGGTCAAATCGGCTCGAACTCTAGTGATATCGGTAATTTAGAAACATTGACGTCCACGCATACAGGTCAAATCGGCTCGAACTCCAGTGATATAAATGATTTACAAATATTGACGTCCACACATACAGGTCAAATCGGCTCGAACTCCAGTGATATAAATGATTTAGAAATATTAACGTCCACGCATACAAGCGATATAGGAAAAAACAAGATAAGTTAATAGCCGGTACAAAGATATCGATTGATGAGACAACTAATGTAATTTCGTCTACAACTGAAAAAGGGGACATAGGAGAAACTGGTCCACAAGGTATACAAGGCGAAACTGGTCCGACTGGTCCGACTGGTGCTGATGGTGCTGGATGGGGCTGAGTGTGCTGGTAGCGGTACTGGTGCGGTACTGGGTA